AAAGATTAACGAAAAATAAAAAGTAGGTAGGGGGGCTAGTCCCCCCTCCATACATTTAGTTACAACTAAAATTATAAAGTTATATATGAAACAACCAAAAATATATGGGCATGGTCCTTATGTAGGTACAACTGGATACAACAACCACACTCGTGATTTCTTTAGAGGTATTTCAAACTACTTCCCATTAAAATTTAGAAACTTTACTGTTGGTAATAGTTGGGATGGTATGAGTGATGAACCTCATAATGGTGAAGAATATCTTACAGACCAAGATAAAAAAATCCTTTCGACCCAAACAGTTTTTGATAACAATCACCAGTTAATAGATAAAGAAATATATAGTAATTATGGTGAAAATTTTAACCATAATATTAATTTAATATTAGCAGAAACAAATCACCATTACTTTTACCATAATTACCAGGGTCCTAAAATAGGGTTTAATGTGTGGGAATCTACAAGACAACCTGAAGGATTTTTTAATAAATGGTGTGAATTTGACCAATTATGGGTTCCTTCAAATTGGCAAGCTCAATGTACTATTGAACAAGGTGCTGATCCTAATAAAGTAAAAGTTGTACCTGAAGGAGTTGATATTGATACTTTCTTCCCAGAAGACCCCCAAACCACATTAGATTACGTAGATGGTAGATTTAAATTTATTTTATTTGGTCGTTGGGACTATAGAAAATCTACTAAAGAAATTATTGAAGCTTTCCTTAAAGAGTTTAAACCTGAAGAACCAATTGATCTTATATTATCTATTGATAATATGTGGGGTAAAGACATTGATGGTTTTGAAACAACTGAAGATAGACTTAAAGGATTTAATTTAGAAGATCCACGACTAAAAATTAAACATTTCCCATCACGAGAAGATTATATTACATACTTAAAAAATGGTCATGTGTTTTTATCATGTGCTAGAGCAGAAGGATGGAATTTACCTTTAATTGAAGCAATGGCCTGTGGTACCCCTTCTATATACTCATCATGTTCTGCTCAAATGGAATTTGCTGAAGGAAAAGGACTTCCCGTAAAAATATTAGGTGAAAGACCTACTAGTAATAATACATACTCTAGGTATGCTAAAATGCTAGAAAGTAACCATGTGCCTGGAAATTATTATGAACCTGATTTTGAAGATTTAGCTCGTGTAATGCGTGATGCTTTTGAAAATTATACAGATCATAAAAAACGTGCTGTAGAAGAAGCTAAAATTATCCATAGAGATTTTAATTGGGATCGTGTAGCAGAAATTGGTAAAAATACTATCCAAGAATTTACAGAAAACTACACTCCCCCATTACCTAAACCTAATGAAATTCATATTTCGTATTTAGAAGGTCCTAAAGTTGAAATTTTAGGTGATGAAGATAAACAATATTTAATAGAATTTATTGATGCTAATACTAATAAAACTATTTTTAGTAATACTATTGGTAAAAATATGTGGACTTCTTGTGGAAGAGAATATTATACTAAATGGATTATTAAAGTTAATGGTGAAATTGTAGATACTTTAGATCTAACAGGTGAAAAAGTATTAATATCTCTTGAATCTAGTTCTATAGGTGATACTTTAGCATGGACCCCTTATGTTGTAGAATTCGCTAAAAAACATAACTGTAAAGTAGTAGTATCTACCTTCCATAATGATTGGTTTGAGGGGTTAGAAGCATATAAAAACATTGAATTTACCACCCCAGGTGAATCTGTTCAAGGTATTAGAGCTAAATATAAAATTGGATGGTTTAGAGGAGAAAATGGTTTTTGGAATGATAAAAATTTACACCCAAACCAAGTAAATTTGTTCCCATTACAACAAACTGCTACAGATATATTAGGATTAGATTTTAAAGAAGTTAACTATGGAATTAATTTTTTTAAAAAGGCTAAACCAATTAAAGATAAATATGTAGTAATTTCCCCTCAATCCACAGCAGGGTGTAAAGAATGGCCTTATAAGTACTGGACAGTTTTAACTAAACTTTTAAACCAGTCAGGTTATAAAGTTGTTGTTTTAAGTAAAGATAAATTAGATATCCCAAATACTATTAATTCTTGGAATCAACCCTTCGATGTAGTAGCTAATTATTTATTACATGCTGAAACTTTTATAGGCTTAAGTTCAGGTTTAGCTTGGTTTAACTGGGCATTAGGTAAACGAACAGTTATGATTAATAACTTTACCTCTGAAGAACATGAATTTCAAACAAAAGTAACCAGAGTACGTAATGAATCTGTATGTAACTCTTGTTGGGTAAATCCTAATTTTAAATTTGATGCTGGTGATTGGGATTGGTGTCCTATTTGGAAAGGGACTGATAAACAACATATTTGTCAAAAATCTATTCAACCAAGTAGAGTATTTACAGAAATTAAAAAATTATTGAAATAATATAAAATTATATAATATTTATTATCATGGAAAAAGTGTTATTAGAACAAAGCGAATTAGACGCTATTAAAGGTTTTCAACAAACAGAGTTTAACTTAGTAGAGCAATTTGGTCAAATCGAATTTCAAATCCAATCCTTACTTTTACAAAAAGAAGATTTAAAAAAAGAAATGACTAAATTAAGAGTAACAAGTAGTAAATTCGGTGAAGAACTCCAACAAAAATATGGAGATGGAAATATAGACATAGAAACGGGAGAGTTTACTAAAATAAATTAATTTTTGAGTCTCTCTTGAATATTTATAACAAAATAATAATTCTAACACAATGGCAGAAACATTAATATCACCTGGTGTATTAACAAGAGAGAATGATCAGTCATTTATCACGCAGCAACCTGTACAAGCAGGTGCTGCTATTGTAGGTCCTACAGTAAAAGGACCAGTAGAACAACCTACAATTGTTACATCTTATAGTGATTATCAAAACAGATTCGGAACAACTTTTGAAAGTGGTAGTACAGAATATTCTTTCTTCACTTCAATCGCCGCTTACAACTATTTTAATAATGGTGGTAATACTTTATTAGTAACTAGAGTAGTATCTAACCCATCAACATGGAATTACGCTTCAGCAAGTATTACAGCAGGTTCAACTGTAGGTGATGCTTCAGCTACAGCAAGTATTGATTTAACTCAAAACGGTGCTAGTGTATTTGGTACTGTAGTTGATGATGAAGTTAAATTTGATTATGATGGTACAACTTATAGATTTGTAGCGGCTGATCCTCATGGTGGTTTACCAGCTGATCAAGCACCTTTATACTTTGTATCAACAGGTTCTACTTCTGCAGCCTATGCTACTTTATTAAATACTAAACTAGGTACTTCTGTTTCTTCAGTAATTACCTCAGTAGATGCAGGTTCCGGAGTATTAAACTTTACAGCTGCTTCAGCAGGTACAGCCTTTAACGGAGTAACATTTGTAACGGGTTCATCATCTACATTCTCAACAGGTTCAGATGTTACTTCACCTACAGTATTAGGTGGTGGTACTAATACAACTACTGAAACTACAGTATTAGAATTAGAAGCTATTGATAAAGGTGTTATTTGGAATAACACAGGTTCAGTACTAGGAGGTGGTGCTATGCAATCAGGCTCAGCTGATAACGTAAGATGGCAAATTGCTACATCAAACACATCTTCAGGTACTTTCTCATTAATTATTAGAAGAGGTAATGATACTAGTACTAACACAAGTGAATTAGAAACTTGGAATAACTTATCATTAGATCCAACTCAAGATAACTTTGTTTCTAGAGTAATAGGGGATGAAAAATATAACTACATTCCAGGTGACAACTATTTACAAGTATCAGGTTCTTACCGTAATGCTTCAAGATATGTAAGAGTAAAATCAGTAACACCAACACCTAACTACTTTGATAATGCAGGTATTGCTAAATCTGAATTTACTGGATTAATCCCATCTATAGGATCAGGTTCTTATAACGGTTCATTTGCTGGTGGTGTTGGTAATGTTATCCCATCTGGTAGACAAATGAATATGTACCAGTATATTAATAGTACAGATTCACAAGGTTTAGTAGGAAGTGATTATACTAATATGTTAAATCTATTATCTAACCAAGATAACTATAGATTTAATTCTTATTTCCTCCCAGGTTTAACTAATGAGTCACACGCTTCTCAGTTAACAACTGCTATTAATAATACTCAAGTAAGAGGTGATAATATCCTAATTATAGACCCAGCACTGTATGCTTCTTCAATTCCAGAAATAACTCAGGAATCAAGTGAAAGAAATACTTCATATGCAGCAATGTATTGGCCTTGGTTACAAATAGCAGATCCAGATACAGGTGATAGAGCATGGGTACCAGCTTCAACAATGATTGCAGGAGTTTACGCATATAACGACAGTGTAAGCGAGCCATGGTTTGCCCCAGCAGGTATCAACAGAGGAGGTTTAGGTAACGTACTTCGCGCTGAAAGACAGTTAACAGCAGCTAATAGAGATACTTTATACGAATCAAATGTTAACCCAATTGCTTCATTCCCAGGAACGGGTGTTGTAGTATATGGTCAGAAAACATTACAAAAACAAGCCTCAGCTTTAGATAGAGTAAATGTTAGAAGATTATTAATTTCACTTAAGTCTTACATTGGTCAAGTAGCTCAAAATTTAGTATTTGAACAAAACACAGCAGCAACAAGAAATAACTTTTTAGCAGCAGTAAACCCATACTTAGAATCAATCCAACAAAGACAAGGTTTATACGCGTTCAAAGTAGTAATGGATGATAGTAATAACACCCCAGATGTAATTGATAGAAATCAATTAGTAGGTGCTATTTATATCCAACCAACTAGAACGGCTGAATTCATTTACTTAGACTTTAACGTATTACCAACAGGGGCAACATTCCCATCGTAAAAGTTAAAAAAGTAAATATTTATAATAGAATAAAATAAATAGCAATGGCAGTATTAGACGCAAACGAAATATTTTTTACCGCTTTCGAACCGAAGCAGGCAAATAGGTTTATCATGTATATTGATGGATTTCCTGCTTATATAGTAAAAGGTGTTAGTGCTGTAACCCTTACCCAAGGTTCTGTACCTTTAAACCACATTAACGTACAACGTTTTGTAAAAGGTAAATCAACTTGGGGAGAAATTACATTCACACTATTTGATCCAATTACACCATCAGGTGCTCAAGCAGTAATGGAATGGGTTCGTTTACATCACGAATCTGTAACCGGTAGAGATGGTTATTCAGATTTCTACAAGAAAGATTTAACATTTAACGTAGTAGGTCCTGTAGGCGATATCGTTTCTGAATGGATTATCAAAGGCGCCTTAATCACTTCAGCAAACTTTGGTGAATATGGTTGGGATACTGAAAATACTGCTATTAACTTACAAATGACAGTACAACCAGATTATTGTGTTTTAAATTTCTAAAAAATAATCAATATTTTTATAAAGAGAGCTTGGATTCGTTCAAGCTCTTTTTTATATTAATATGTATACACGATAAACGTTATAAATAAAAATATGAGTTTTAACTTACCAACAGAAACAATCGAATTACCTTCAAAAGGTTTATTATACCCTGAAGGTCACCCATTATCAAATGGTACTATTGAAATTAAGTATATGACTGCTAAGGAAGAAGATATCCTTACCAATCAAAACTATATAGCAGATGGGACAGTAATTGATAAATTATTAAAATCTCTTATTGTTACTAAAATTGACTATAATGATTTACTTATTGGAGATAAAAATGCTATTATGGTAGCTGCTCGTATTTTAGGATATGGGGCTCAATATACTTTTAATTTTAATAGTAAAGAAGAAACAGTTAATTTATCTGAAATTGAAAACAAACCTTTAGATGAATCTTTACACACTAAAGGTGAAAATGAATTCTCCTTTACTCTCCCAGCTTCAGGTAACGAAATTACTTTTAAATTATTAACTCACGGTGATGAAGTTAAAATTAGTAAAGAATTAGAAGGTTTAAAAAGATTAAAAAAAGAAGGATCCCCTGAATTAACTACACGTTTAAAGTACATGATTACTTCTATTAATGGGGATAGAGAGAAAAAAACCATTCGAGAATTTGTAGATCAAGCATTTTTAGCTCGAGACACTAGAGCACTTAGAGAACAAATTCAAAAAATTCAACCAGACGTGGATTTAACTTTTTTTCCCTCATCTTCAACAAAACCAACAAATCTCCCAATTGGGATTAACTTTTTTTGGCCTGACGCCAACCTTAGCTAAAGAATATAGAGTTAAATTTTTAACACAGATTCATGAAATTTGTTTTCATGGGCAAGGGGGTTATTCATGGACTGAAGTCTATGAAATGCCTCTTTGGCTTCGTAAATTTACATTCCAAAAAGTTAAAGAATACTACAACAAACAAAACAAAGAAATGGAAAAAGCTAAAAAAGGACAAAACTCAAATAATAAAACCTTAATTGATTCAGATGGTAATGTAAAAGCCCCAGAATTTCTTAAAAAAACTAGTTATAAGTAATATTTATAACATATAACTCATATTATGGCTGACGATATCAATAAATTAAGGGAAAACGCTAAAAACGCTGCTGCTGAATTTTCAGCTTTAGGGGAAGCATTCCGTAATATCCAAGATGAACTAAGCCAATTAGTTTCAAAATCAGAAAATTTTGATGAAATCTCTCAAAGAGTAGCTAAAACTTACTCTAATGACTTTAAAAAAGCCACAGAAGCTATTATTCGTGAACAAGATAAAATTGTTGAATTACAAAAGAAACAAGCTAGTGGGGCTCGATTAACGACAGCAGAACAAAAAAAATTAGCTCAAGCTCAATCAAATTATTCTAAACAAAAAGGAGTAGCAGAAAATGCTTTAAATGTTTTAAAGCGAAATGGTATTGCACTTGATGATGAGACAGTTGAAAAATTACAAGAAGCTTTATTTACTAGTGAAGAACAAATAAAAAAAGCCAACGAACTCAATACAGCCTATGTTGCAGCCCGAGGTCTTACGGGAAGTATTTTAGATAACGGTAAAGCTTATTTAATAAAAATAGATCAAACTGGGTTAGCAGCCGCTCTTTTAAATAATAAATTAACCTTAACCCAAAAACTAACATTAGCTGGTGAAGGTGCTATGTTAGCCTTTGCTAAAGGTGCACTTCAAGCTAGCTCTAATGTAGCTAATATATCTAAAAATACAGGGATTTCTTCAAAAAGTGCTAATTTATTACAAAGAGAATTCGCGGTAACAGCAGCTACAACAGATAAAATATTTATTAATTCTATAGCTTTAAATAAAAATTTTAATGAGTTAGTAAATTCTACAGGTCTTATTTCTACGTTTGGTACGGAGACTTTAGTTACCATGACTACTTTAACTAAACAATTAGGATTTGGTGCGAAAGAAGCAGGTAAATTATCAATTTTAGCTAGATTACAATCTGAAGATACTAATGAAGTTTTAACAAATACAGTAGAAACTGTAAATGCTATAAATAGACAAAATAAATCTGCAGTTAGTGCTAAAATAGTATTAGAAGATATAGCAAAAGCTTCAAATTCTATTGTAGTTTCTTTAGGAATGAGTCCTGATATTTTAGCTGAAGCTGCTACTGAAGCTAGAAATTTAGGGGTTTCTTTAGAACAATTAGACCAAATTGCTTCAAGTTTATTACAATTTGAATCTTCTATAGAAAACGAATTAGCCTTTCAATTAATTACAGGTAAACAAATTAATTTAGAAAAAGCCAGACAATTAGCTTTAGATAATAATTTTGCGGGTCTTGCTAAAGAAATTAATAAACAAGAAGAACTTCGTAGTGTTTTTATTAATGGTAATAGAATTGATCAAGAAGCAGCTGCTAAATCATTAGGAGTTTCTCGTAATGTTATAGCTGATATGGTTATGATGGAAGAAATGAGAAGATTAGGAAATGATGAGTTTATTAGACAATATGGTGAACAATCTTTCCAACAACTACAGGCTTTAAATGCTCAAGAAAGATTTAATGAGTCTATGATTAAACTTCAATCTTTTATTGGGGATGCTGCTTTAGCTTTCCAACCCATAACTGATTTACTTGGAAAAGCTTTAACATCTACTACAGCTTTATACGGTATTTTGGGGTTAATGGTTGGATTATCATTTACTAAAATGCTATATTCATTAGTTCAAGTAGCAATAACTCTAGCTGGTGCAGGTCTATCAGCAGTTACTCTTCAAACAGCCCTTACTGCTGGTGCTTTTGCGATAGCTCTTCCTGCTTTATTAGGAATAGCATATGGAGCTTATAAAGCAATTCAAAGTGATGCTGAACAAGATATTGCTCAAGACTTTATTATGCAAGACGGAAAAATTCAAAAATTCCGTAAAGATGATCTTATTATAGGTGGTACTTCATTAATGAGTGAAGGTTCTTATAATAATAATAATAATAATAATTCTAAAATAGAAGCTTTACTAGAACAACTAGTAACTAAAAATACTAATGTTTATATGGATTCTTCACAAGTAGGATATGCTGAAGCATTTAGTTATAGTAAATTATAATCTCTAATATTTATAACCAAAATATATTATTATGGCTTTATTAAACAAATTAAAAAAAACAGGCACACCTTTAAGTTATACTAATGGTAAGACTGTAAACCAACCAACCGCTCAAGGACAATTCACTCCCGGGTTTGCTGTATTTAATAATCAGGATTCAGAACTTCATTATGAGTATTCTATTAATGGTAATCCTTTTATTCCGAATCAGAAAGGAACAATCCAACCTTCTCAATTAGATATAAATGGAATTGAACCTAAAACAGCCCTAAAAGCGAATGGAGTACCTTCTATTAATAATACTTTTTCTAAAGGTAAATATGAAGATTACGTTCTTCAAACTAAACAATTCCAAGATAGAGTAGACGATATAACAGGTTAATAAATGCCTTTATTAGATTTAAAAACTGATCTTAGATCCCTAAAATTTGGGGGTCCACGTGAAGGCGATATGCCTGATGGAGCTTGGAGTGGTCAACCTTATATCACACCAGCAGTTCTAGGGCCTGATTTACTTTTACCAAGACCAGACCGTTTTGCATTAGGTACAGGTACTGATTTTCTTCTTAGAGGAGGAGCTAGTGCTTTTGTAGATGCTACTACAGATACTGTAAGATTAGGTAAAATGTTTATTGATACCCAAAACCCAGCAGGTATACAATTTATAGCAAAGCAAAAATTATTATCAGCAACAGGTGTAAGTATATTTGCTGGTTATACTAAAACAGATTTAACTTTAAGCCGTAATAATCGAATACCTAGATTAAATGATGGTACTTACTTACCTACTTCTACATTATTAGCAGCAGGACCTTTAGGTAATATTATAGGTGCCCATCCAAATAAACAGGGAATTGATCCTACAGGAACCATCACCTCTTTAAGTCGTCCTCAATATATTACAATAGCCAATAGATCAAACTCATTTGTTAAAGAAGTTTCAAGACTTAAAAACTTAACTAAAAAATTTGTTCAAGATAATGATTCGTCCCAATTTATACTTTCATATGGAGGTGGTCCTGATGCAGGTTCAAATTCTTCAGCTATCCGTACTAGGATAAAATTTGGTAAGGATGCTGCACAATCTCGTACAGGACGTGCTAATCCTCTTTATACTACAGATCAACCATTTTTCTTTGGTAGAGGAGGTGCTACTATGGATGGTGAATTATTAAGTATATCTAGTAAAGAAACTTTTAGAACTACGAACAAGATTCAAGATTTTAGAAAAGTTATTAAAGATGAAGGTAATCTTACCACTGCTCAAATAATTGAAGCTAAAAAACGAGGTACTTTAACAGCAGCTATAGCTTATGATGGTATTAATAATTTTGAAAACAGAGTAAATGCTGGTAATCCTGGTGATGTTTCATTAGATAGAAGAAATTATTCAAAAGGTGCTACTGATGCGAACGGTAAGCCTAATGTAGTAAACAAGATTAATGCTTTGTATATGTACAAGTATGATAATGTTACAAATGATACAGTAAAAAATGATTTTGTTAAATTAAGATTTGCAATAATTGACCCAGATAACCCCTCAAAAGCTACATTTGTACACTTCCCATCCTTCTTTGATGGTAATATTACAGATAATATGACAGGTAATTGGGGAAGTTTTAAATATTTAGGTAGAGGAGAAGAATTTTACAATTACGAAGGTTTTAGTAGAAATGTAAGCTTTAATATTAAAGTTGTAGCTCAATCTAAAGCTGAGTTATCTATAATGTATCAAAAATTAAATTATCTTCAATCATCCATAGCCCCTAATTTTAGTACAAATGGGTTTATGAGAGGTAATATTCATAGATTAACTTTAGGTGGTTATTTTTGGGAACAACCTGGTGTAATTACTAGTTTAAATTATACAATGCCTAGTGATTCTACTTGGGAAATCGGTATTCCCACGGGAGATAATACATCAACCACAGTAGGAGGTATTGATTATAGAGACCCATCAGTAAAAGAATTAACCCATATTATTGATGTTTCTATATCATTTAAACCAATTCATGATTTTTTACCACAAACAATTGGATCACCTTTTGATACTAACAATCTAGATGGTATATTTGGTAAAGAAGCTATTTCACAAAGATTCTTAGCTCTTACTAATGACGGAGATAAAGGTAGAAAAAATGATTTATATGCTAAAGGAGTTCCTTACGCTTCCACTAACATCGTTGCACCTCCAGAAGATACAAACTAAAATAACGATCCTAATGGGTAGATATAGTAATACATTAATTAAAAAAAATACAAAAGGAAATAACTACTATATTAGTAATAGGTATGTAGAAATTCCTCGTACTAATAGTGATATCTACGTTATAACAGCCGAAAAGGATAGATACGATATATTAGCTAACCAATACTATAATGATCCTAGTTTTTGGTGGGTAATTTCCTCTGCCAACCCTGAATATATAGGTTCACTTTTCCCTCCAGTAGGGGTACAACTCCGCATACCTAGTAATTTAGCATTTGTATTAAACGCTTTAAATGTAAATGAATAAGTTATGGCAGATATTAATTTTGAAGGTACTAATTTATTAGGTGAACCTTTTAAAGAATATGTTGATGATCAAATAAAAACACGTCAATCCATTCTTGGTAAACTTAACAAAAGTAATAAAGATATTGTCTGGGAAAACGGTAAATCAGCTTATGTTGCTTTAGCTTCTTCTATTGATGTATACAATACGTCAACCATTTTATTTGCTAGAGCAAATTCCTCAAATTCACCTAATCCCCCATCTATTAATATGGGTGGATCTGCTTTTGAATTTGATTCTATTTTCACCACTCCTACAATTACTACATCTGCTGGTGAAACTATTAATACATTTTCAAATCCCAATTCAGAAGGTACTAAAAAAATTAAATCTTTAAAGTTACCCGGTGATCCTAATCAATATTTAGATAATTTTTTAGCCAATAATTTAGTATTATTTGGTGGAACTGCTTATTATGAAATAGATAGTTCTGGTTCTTATTCTAATCCTTATTATCGTTCAGGTTTAGCAACCTCAGATTCTATATTAAATAATTCTGCTTATGGATTTGGTGGAACTAGTTTTGGTTTAGCTCCTTTACCTGGTATTACTTCTTTTAATTTAAAATCCAAAAATATGGGCTCTTTAAGAGAAGCAACAATAACTCTTAGAGCAAATAGTGATGATCAATTTAAACTTATCGATACTTTATATTGTAGAATAGGATATACAATGTTTTTAGAATGGGGAAACTCAGTATACTATAATAATAATGATAATTATGTAAGTAATCCCGCCTCAGAAGGGGTAACCAGTTTAATACCCTTATTTTTATCTAAAAATACTAAAGGTAAACTAGTACCTGGTAATACAACTTTAGAAGACCCTAATAAGTTTTTAGAACTAATAGAAAAACGCAGAAAACAATCTAATGGTAATTATGATGCGTTTTTTGGTAAAGTAAAAAACTTTAGTTGGGAGTTTAATAAAGCTGGATACTACGAAATTAGTTTATCTTTAATTAGCCAAGGTGATATAATTGAAAGTTTAACTATTGATGGTCAATATGGAAATGTTATAGATTATAGTAATATTACAAGTAATATAACTCAGGTTCCCCCAGATAATTCTTCAGCATTAACTTCCTTCCTTAGTGTAGTTGCAGAACCATCTGAAAAAATTGTAATTACTAGTGCGGGAAGGGGAGGACAATCACAAAAAATAAATAGACAAATTTATAAAACAACATTAATAGCTTCTTCTTCAATAATCCACCAACAACCAGGCTTTGGTGCTCCTGTTGTGAGTCCGAGCCTTTCATCAGCAGTATCTCCTAGTGATACTATTTCACCTTTAAATTATACTCGTTTATCTGGTTCTTTAGGGAAAATAGTAAGTGCTACTGCTCAATTTGGGTCTGATCATAAAGAATATTACTATATTCGTTTAGGAGATATTTTAGATTTTATTAAAGATAGATTATTAATATATAATACTACTGGAAATAATGAACCTATTTTAGATATAGATACTGATACAGACCATAATCTTATGTATTGTTCTAACATAAATATGTCTGCAGATCCTTCTAAAGTAATGGTTAGGACTGAACTTCCATATAATACAGTAGAACTTTTAAGATTATCTCAATTCTCAGCTACTATAAATCAAGAATCTGTATTTGATGAACTCGGAAAAGCAGAATTAGAACAATGGAAATCAACTTCGGATCCAAATGATCCAACTCAATCTTATCCTTTGCATGGAAAGATAATGAATATTTATTTTGAGTATCAATATCTTTTAGATGTCATTCAAAATTTAAGAGATGAAGATTATGGGTTTATTAATTTATATGATTTTGTAAATGAATTGTGTCAAACTGCTAATAATTGTTTAGGAGGTGTTAATAAACTTGCTATCAGATTAGAAGATGATAAGGTAATGAGAATTTATGATCAAATCCCTATCTATGGAACTCAAGTAACAGATAGTTCAAATACTTCTACTAGTAATATACTTAATTTATATGGAATTCAACCTACAACAAATTCTAGTGGGTCTATAACAGAAAGGGATGGAAGTTTTGTAACTGATTTTTCAATTAAAACTGAATTAACTAATGATTTTGCAACTTTAGTTACTATTGGAGCTCAAGCCCAAGGCTCTACAATAAATGAAGATTCAACAGGTTTATCTACTTGGAATAATGGTCTTGAAGATAGATGGTTCCCTCAAAAAATTGATTCTTCAAGAAAAGATAATAATGTTCAATTCCCTACTATTGAAGAAAGGATAGATAATTTAACTCAACAATTAAAAATTTTATGGTTAGGATATGCTAGTGGAAGGAGAATAAAGAGAACAACTACACAGGGAATTATAAAAACAGTTAACAACATATATACATTTAACGATTTTCCTAAACCAAGTAAATATCAATCTTTAGTTAAACTTCAAAAAGATTGGCTACGTCAACTTATCATATATGAAAACCAATTAATAAACACAGCACGTGTTATTAATGAAGAACAAGAATTAGGTACTAACCAAATAGGAATGATTCCTTTAAACATATCTGTTACTATGGATGGCTTATCTGGGATTAAAATTTATAATAGGTTACAAGTAGATTTTAGATTTTTACCAAGTTATTATCCTAGAACTTTAATTTGGGTAATTAAAGGGGTAAGTCATGAGATAATAAATAATAAGTGGTTTACTAAATTAGAAACTTTAGCTTATCCAAAACTCCCAGAAAAACAAGTATTAAAAGAGCTTATTTCTAGATTATCAGCACCATCAATCATCTTCTCAGGTGCATCCCAACCTCCATTAGTTGGAAATTCTTCTCTAACTCCCAATGCTGATAAAGTAAGATCCTTTCTTCCTACAGTAGGAATAACAGAAAAAAACATCCAAGGATATGCCCAAGGGGAATTATCAAGTGGAGGTGATATTTCTTCTGAATTAGTTAACTTAATTAAAGCTGTACTTTTTGAACTTGAAACAAAAATTAATGCAGATCCAACTTTATCAACTTTATGGAATACTACAAAAGTTGAAATTACAGCAGGGAATGATACTTTTCACCAATTAAATTTAGGATCATCTACTAGTAGACATAAATCTGGTAATGCTTTAGATTTAGCAGTAAATGACCCAACTTTAAGATTAGAAGTTGACAAAATACTTTCAGGAATAACATTAGGTACCCCAAATGTAAGTTATATTAATGAATACGACCACCCACGTACTGGGGTTGATAAAAAACATTTCCATATTTCTTATGGCTCCCCAGTTGGCTCAGCTCTTTTAGAGTTTAATAGAGCTAAAAATAGATTTAATAATGGTGAAATTAGTAAAATAACCCTTACTTTTTAATAATTTATGTACTTCCCAAAAAGCCAAATACAAACCGGATTTTTTAGTAATGGAGAATTATTAATAGCTAATAGTAATACTTTATATACTGGTCCCTACTTTATTACTTCTGACAACCAAAAATACTCAGGAAAAGAACCTAATAATGGTAAAAATACATTATTAATATTTCCTAGTGAAAATCCTTCTTTACCCATAACCCAAAACCCAAACAACCCAGTAGATGATCCGCGTTTCAACCCATTAAATCTTCCTTATAGTACAGCGATTAAAGCTTCTAGGAGTAACATCCCTTACTCCCCAGTTTCTTATTATCCTATATTATCTCAAGAAGATACTCAAAATGGAGAATTTACTAGATATTTTGCTAAAAAATCTAATGAAAATATTTACACTGAAATTTCTTCAACTAACTTTGGATTTTCTTCAAATAGTAAATTATATTTAACTTTTCAATTACCTTGGGTTATAAATGGAGAAAAAGAAAAAGTAAAACAAATTAATACAAATCAAATCCAACTAACAGAAAGAACTTTACGTATTAATGGTCTAAACCAATTCTTAAAATATAATTATCTCCAGTTCTATCAGGGTTGATAATTAAAAAAAGGTTTCGTATATTTAAATAAATGTTTTGGTTAATAGAAAATAAAGAACAATTCGAGGTTTTAAAAAATAGTGGTTTTAAAGAGGCGTTTGTAGAGGTTATTCCAAATAATCCCTACCAACACCCAACACAAAACTCTGTTATTGGCTTCTATGTAAGACCTATTCAAGGTCATAAGGGATACATTCTACCTATATCTCACCC